GTCCTGGCTTACAGTAAAGACCTTTCCCAAGCTATAACTTAGCAATTAGTTAATTAAGCCTTACATTGGCTGCTTATCGTTCCAGGTCAAGGGTCGGTGGGGAAAGCAGAGCACCTGCAGGTGGAGAGGCACCTATTGCGGAGAGACCCATAAGGTCCTTCCGCGGCGGTCACATCACACCGAGACGTTGCAACGTTCTTTCTTCCGGTCACCCGGCAGTCCGAGACGCATCCCTTGTCACCATTCTCCCTCTTTCGCCCCCTCGACTACTCATGACGTCGAGAGCCACGCCCCCTGCCGGTCTCCCAGCTAGAGGCACAACCCCCGGGCCACGTGTACCCCGGGCCTGAAGTCGCCAGACGATACCGCGCTACACACTGTCGCTTGCTCCCCAGTTGGGAGGAAACGAGAGAAAATTGAGCAAGCGGCCGGACGAGTCCTTCTCAACGGACTCGAACAGCGCGGTAAGGGTCCTGAGCTTCCCCATCCCTTCAATTTCTTCGCGCGTCTGATAGTCCACGGGGACGTAACCGTGGATTTCTCTTTTGTACTTACCGGAGACGCGCATTCCGGCTACTTGGCCCCTAAACGAGGGGTAGGACCAAGGCGGGCACTTCCTTCGCCCATACGACCGGTGGACGGCGCCGATGGTCGGTGACCAGCGCTCGCCCACCCTCCTTCCTACCTTGCGCCCGTGCTGAAAGAGGTGCGACCGTAAGGCCGCAGCAGCACGGGCGTCCCAGTCCGACTTGTCGTAGACTGGTCGCAGCAACTCGTCCTTGAGCGCAGGACACTCAGGTAACGCCGTATGCGTACGGCGGGCGAGCATGCTCCTTTGCCTACAAAAGGCGGCATAGGAGTCGGGTCTAAGGCCCAGCTGCGAGGGTAGGAACCCCCATTTTGTACCGAACCGGCATCGCACAAAGGCATCTGTCCACCTGACGGAAATGCCTACTGCCTTACTTATGTGCATCATGCCGGACCAGTCGGTACAAAACCCGCCTCTCCGAAGGTGGCGAACCTCTCGCCACCCTTTCCTCCCCCTGAGAAAGGTCGTAGAATTAATCTCGACCACATTCTCCGCCCTGATCGTCTTCGTCTCATTCAGTCTAAAACCGCCAGGATATTGACGAACCGGCCGCTGGCTACTGATGACGCAGTCGTCACCATTCACCAGCATCAGGGCGCTGTCCGCATCGCCCCCAGAGGCCCATAGGGCCGCCAGGTAGCTCTGCAGACAGAGGAGGGGGAAGGAGAGGTAGGCTCCCATCATCTGTCCGTGCGCGACTCTCCCCGAGACGCGCCCCTCTTTATCCAAAACGACGGGCGTCAACGAAGCAGACGCTAACCGGCGAATCGACCGAGGTACGGTCGCCGACTGGAAAAAGAGGGCATCCAAGATCGTTTGCGCAACATCGTGCGCAAGATTGTCCGTCGCCGACACAAGGTCGACAGACGTCTGGAACGGATGGATGCAGACAGAGCCGATGCGTTTAGCGGTCGGAGGACCGCGCAGAAGCCAGGGGAACTTGGACAAGTGCTGATAGAGGCACTTGTGCAGCGGAGCAAGGAGATCAATCTCAGGGCCAAAAATGAGCAATGGCCGCAACTTGCCCGCTGACGGGACTTCTGCATACTCGGCCAGAAGGGTGGACGGAAGATCCGTCTCTTCTAGGCACGATGTATTAAACGCCTCTTCCCCCATGCACGAAGACCAATAAGTGTCTGCGCGCATGCCCCCAAGCCTGGCGGAAGCCTGGGGGAAATGCCGGAAAACCGCGGCACGATAGCCGCGGTCCCAGCAAGCGGGGAAGAGCCTGGTAACCTCACGCCGCACGAAGCGGAGGTACGCAGGATCGGTGGGAGGTGGGGGGGAGAACGCGGTCGCTTCCCACGACGGCCGCGCTGATGGTGAGTGGAGACTGCAGCCCGTAGGCAGGCTGCGTTTAATCGACGATACCGACTGGGCAAACTCCCAGCGCTCGTGTCTCCTTAGTCTTTGCATTTCTACAAAGCCCGCTGCGTCTCTTCTTTTCGTTTGTTGCAGCGGGAATACGACAGGGGCCCTCACCTGCCCCTGAAGGAGAAGAAATTGAAGGAATCGTCCTAATTGGGACGGCTCGAGGTCCGGAAACAGCGCATACGGAATACCGTAGCGCACCCGAATCAGCCTCAAGCCGTTCTTGACGACTTCCTTTGCGCCCCAATCTGCACGGACGCAGATGGGGCACCGTTTAACCCCGGAACCAGGTGTGGAGTTACCCGGGGTGGAAGGCGTTGCTGAGTCAAAATTACTCTTCAACGGAAACCCAGACATTGTGAGGT